AGTATGCGCTGCAGCTGTGACGGTAATGTTCGCGACGTTAGAGACGAGCGACCCGGACACCACGGATACAGTGCCTGATCCTACTGCGCCGGCCGTGACAAGCCCGGACGAGTCCACCGACACGTTGCCCGTCGCGACCCACGTATAGCCCGTGGGCTGCACCTGTACGCCCGCAGCGTCGTAAAACTTAACGGTCAGCTGCTGCGTGGTGCCCGTCGGTATGGTCACTGCGGCAGGGCTCACCACAATGGCGTTAATAACACCGGCGCCGCCGGTCCAGAATGACGCCCGCTCCGGCTGTGCCAGCAGGTCGAGGCTAACCGTGCCGTCCTTTAGGTTGTGCGTAACCTTCTCGACCTCGAAGGCGCGGTCCAGATCCGCCCCGGTTAACAGGTCCCGAATCGGCAGGTTAACGCGCACCACGTCGCCGATCTCTACCCCGTGTACTTTCGGCAGGCATTTTAGCGTCAGTGTCATAGGTGGCCGGCTAAACTTTGAGGCGACGAGATGGAACCGCTGGTAAAGCTGGTTCACATATACGGAAGTCGGGATGACGCCCTTAGCCTTGTATTTCAGCTGCGGCGCGGCCCCGTGCTTCGCTACGCTGGTGCTATCCACGAACAGCGCGGCGCGCACGAACTTGCCGGACAATACCGGGCTTTCGTCGAACTCTAAAAATAGCTCGTTCGCGATCTTCGGCAGCCGGTAGTTGAGCTTGCTGAACGGCGACATGACGTTATTAACGTCCAGCACCTTCACGGCGTTGGTTTTGTCGGCGTTCGCGATGTCTGAATAAGCCCGGCAGCCATACGTCCCGGTGGAGTGTACGCGGCCGAATGCGCCAATGATGCGCAGGATCTCGCCCTCGATGAAGCGTTTAGCCTCTATGCCCTTATCGACTACGAACTGGAACTGCAGCCCGTCGCCGGCTAGTGGCGTGGTGGCGTTTAGCCCGGTGGCGATGGCGCCGACGTTGAGCCAATCCTCCTCCAGTATGTCCTCCACGATGTCCATGTTGCAGCCCCAGTGTGCCGGCAGGTCATCCCATGCGCCGTTTGCCCCCGCCGTGCCCGAGCTGGTCATAATGCGCAGGGCCAGCACGATAGGGTTGCCACGTAGTACGATGATCTCCTTAACGTCGTCGCCTATGGTGTGCGTGGCGGCAACAGTGCCGAACATGCCGCGACCGGCAGCGGGCACGGTTAGCACGTTCCCGGCCTTCGCCGTCGCCTTCATTATCTCGTCGTTAATCTTGATAAAGATTGCGGCGCCGTATAGCTCGTTAGTGACAAGCTCCAGCTTGCTGGCGTCCAGCAGCGTTACGCTTACGGCGCCCGTGGTGGTTATGTCTGCAGCCAGCCCGGTCAGGACGGGGTTAAACACCTGCCGCTTGAGGTTGCGCTGGATGTCCTGTGCCCGGAAGTCGTACACCACACCATTAGCCGCTAGGGACACGTCGCTCAGCTGCATGGTGCGGATCTTGATTTTGTCCGTCGTCCAGTCCTGCCCGGCGAAAATCATATACAGCTCGCAGCGCTGCCGGCGCAGGCCCTGCCCTACGTCGTCGGCGGCCTTGATGGTCTGCGATACGAGCTGACCCTTGTCCTGCACGCTAAAGGACAGGTCGCCGATAGAGGACACGCCGTTAACCGGGTCCACGGTCTGCGTGACGCCGGAAATAGACGAGCCGATCAGGAAAGGAAAGTAACGCTCCGGGAAGGGGAAGTTAACTATCCTGCTCACGTCATGCGTGGCAAAGTACACGTCGTTAGTGCCTTCCGTTCCGTGCTTGCCGGAGTTCCACAGGATCTCGATAACATAGATCGGCGTTTTATTCGTCGCCTCGTTTTGCCCTGCGTAGTTAGGTGGAAATATCTGCATGGTGCCGCGGCCCTACACGAAGCCCGGCGGGGACGCCGGTACCTGTATATCCGGCAGAATCTCCAGCTCGAACGTGAAACCAAAGTATTCCAGAAACTCGGCTACCCGCGTCTCTCTCGGGCGCTTTTCGACCACGCAAAAGAAAGACTCGGTCGGGTAGTTATTTACGTCAGGGTACCACGTCAGCATCGTGCCTTTCACTGCGGCGTCGGCTAGCGCCCGGTACAGGTCGTAATCATTCACCGGGGCGGCCCTGTCGTTTTTGATAAACTCGATGGTGAAGCGCTTGCGCACGTACGTTTCACGGAACAGCACCTCGACAACGCCGGACGTTGCGCGGTTATAGTCCACGTCGTCCTTGGTCATGTCGTCCAGCGACTTATACCCCTGCAGGTATAAATATACGGTATCGCCCGCCGCCACGGTGTCGATGAGCGGGGCCTGATACGTTAGCGGCTCGAAGCCCTCCAGCGGCGGCTGTGCGGGCGTGTCCACCGGAGCGGTGTACGATATTAGCCCCCTCAGACTCATGCCATGCCCTCCTGTATAATCTGTGCATTAGCGCTGCGCGGGTCGATAAGCACCACGTCGCCAGTCGCTACTACCTCCTGCAGGGTAGGCAGGACTTCGTTAATAGTAAAGTCGCGGCTCATTATTGGGTTCTGGAAGATAACCGTAGTCTGTCGCGGCTGCTGCGTCTGCGGCGCGGTAGGGACAGCCGGTACAGCGGCCGGGCTTGTCGGTACCGCCGGCGCGCCGCCGCCACCGGTAGAGGCGCTAACACTGCCGCCACCGCCACCGAGTTGCCCGGCAGCTGTGACTACGCCGCTCGCAATAGCGAGGCCCGTCGCGACTGCGGCGTAGGATTCAATCGAAGCCACAGAGGCTGCCGCCTTCGCTCTCGCCGCCATGCCGGACCCCGGAACGATGGCGTCCATTTTCGCCGCTTCGACCTCACCGTATGCCAGTACTTGCGCTGATGTCGTGGCGGCTGCCGTCTGAATGTCCGCCACTGCCTGCGCCGTGCGCAACGCCGTCAGAATGACGTTTATCGCTTTGTTATCCTTCGCGAACTTTTGCAGCAGACCGATACCCATATTGTACGCCTTCGCTTGCATGCTCAAAACCATATCGTTGGTCTTGCTTTCAATCTCAGCCCGCCTATCGGCCGCGGCTTTGCGGATCTCGTTAAGTTTATCTTGGTGCACGGCCTCCGCGGCTTCCTTCGTCGCGTTGATCTCCGCCTGCATCTCGGCATCTAGCAGTCCGGCCTCCTGCAGGACCTTGCGGTGTTCTTCGATCCGGTCCAGCTCTTTCTGGAAGGCCGCGTTAGCCCGTTCCTCGTCGCTCATCATTGCCGCCTCGGACACGCTGCGAAGCTTGTCGAAATAGTCTATGGCGTCCGTCACGCGTGTAGCCTGCGCCACCTGCAGGAGGTCGCGCATTTTCTGTTCGTGTTCTGCAGCCTTCGCGAGATCCTCTCCGCCTGTAACGTCGCGCACCACGCCGATGCCGCGGGCCTTGGCGCTCGCTGCTATGTCCTCGGCCGCTTTCTGTGCGTCGGCCTGCACGTCTTCCATGAACTTCTTAACATTCTCGGACGGCATAGGCTTATCGACCAGCGCGCCAAGCTCATCCTCCAGCTGTATCACGGCCTGCCGGCTGTCCTCGGCCCACTGTGACAGCGCAGCGTTAGGCTTAATATCTACGCCGGGCAGCACGTTAGCCACGGCGACTACGCCTTTCTGCAGCTCGTCGAACGCCGTCAGCGCGGCAGACACGAACGCCGTCGCGGCGATGTTAAGGCCCTTGAACACTACCTCCAGCCCGCGCAGCACGTCCGCCGCATTGGCTGCGGCCGAGGTTATGGTGCCCACGAAGCCGCCCATCTCGTCGGCCATTTTGTTCGAGTCCTTGACTAGCCCGGTGATCCTGTTGCCAATAACTACCAGAATAGGCGCAAGCGCCACGGTAAACTTGTTACCAAGTCCGGCAACGGCCTCCCCGGAGCGCGTCATGGCGTCCTTTGCCGCTTCGATCTTGGCTGCGTCCACGCGGCTCAGCGCGATGCCGAGCGCTTCGGCTTCGGCCTGCATTTTCTCCATGCCGTCGCGGCCTAGCGCAAGCGTATTAACGAGCGCCGTGCCGCGGCCGCCGAAGATATTGTACGCAATACCCACGCGTTCCGTGGCGTTTTGCACTTCGTTAAGTCGCTCCGCGATCAGCTTAAACTGCTCGTCCGCCGGCAGTGCCAGCAGTTCCTTAGAGGTAAGGCCGAGGCGCTCGTAGTCCTTGACTGCCACGCCTACGCCCTTGGATAAATCTGTAATGGTTTTCTGCATGGTCTGCAGGCCCTTGTCGAGAGCCTTGGCCTCCACGCCGGTAATGTTCGCGGCATGGCGCAGGCCGGCCAGCTTGTCCGTGGCTATGCCGATCTTGTCCGCCGTTTTAACCATCTGGTCGTTAACTTCGATAGACCGATTAACCACAAGGGCCAGCCCTGCAGCCGCCGCGGCCGCGCCGACAGACGCCAGCGTGTTAAATGATTTACGCGCCTCGCCGGCTGCGCGGCGTATCGTGCGCATATCCTTCTGGATCGAATTGCGCAGGGAGCGCGACTGCTTCTTAGCCTTCTCCACGTCGGAGTTGAAGCGGGCGGTTTTCAGCGTCAAGTCGATGTCTAAACTTCCGATATTAGCCATACCCGCTACTCCTTTCTCATCGCTTCGGCGCCCGGTTCGCTTTGGCCCTCGCCTCCGCTTCTAGGTTCGCCCGCTTTTGGTCCTCGTATTCCAGCGTATAGTACGCTTTCCACTCCGTAAGCTCTAGGCTTGTCAGTCTAGCCAGCATCTCGGCCACAGTATAGCCAAGATCCCGGGCTAGACGGAAGTAAAAACGCCGATCCGGGCGGGCTAGGAGTTTCCCTTGGCCTCCTCTACCTCGGTCTCCTTCAGCATGCCGTTAAGTTCGCGGGCAACGTCAAAACAGCGGTCCAGCGCTTTAGCGTTCTTCTTGCCGAGTTCCTCGACCTGCTCCTGCGTGAACAGCAGCACGCCTTTAGCGTCCACAGCTGTAGCAGCGACATAGCGCGCGCGGATGTTGGAAAGGTCGTTTTCCGCCTTGCCTTTGCCCTTCTTGTCCTTGGACAGCGACAGCTCGAAAGCATCGCGCTCCGCGCCGGTCATCGTCTTAATCAGCACGTCGCCGCCCCACTCGGGGCAGCTAACGCGTTCCGTTTTGATGTCGTCCGCGCCGAGGATGTCCGCAGCGCCCAGTAGTTTAGTACCCATATCTTGCTCCTAGGTTGTTTATTTTTGTCACGCTGTAGTGCGTGCCAAGGTTCCGCCGGACTGGATAGACAGGCTGGACGAGGCCAGCTCACCTACCGCGCCGCCGAGAGGTGGGTAGCTTTCGATGACACCCTGCCCCGCAAACTGCGGATTGGATGTGCTCACTACGCCGGCGTCCGGGCGCAGGATGATCGGGACCGTAGACCCAACGAGCGGGAACAGGATAGAATCCAGCCCGGCCGCTGCGTAGTCCTCGTTCAGCTCGATAGACATATTCCAGTCCTTGAGGCCGCCGATCTTGTTACGGGTATCATCGCCCATAGACGTTTTATCCAGCATCTCCGCCGAATAGCTCAGCGTTACGCTTTTTACGCTTGCGCTAATGTCGTTACCGTTCACCGATACGAACGCGTTAGTTAATACAATCTCTGCCATGATCTACTCCTTTTACTGTATCCCCATCGTCGCAATAAAATCGAATGATGGCGCGGTGCCGGCAATTGTCCAGCTAATGCGCCAGTACGTGTCAGTTATCGGGCCAGCGACGGGAACAATAAACTCCCCGGCCGTTGCTGTCACCTGTGCAAACGTCGCGCGGACGGTAGGCGCGGTGAAGCCGGCCACCGTATCGCTCTCAATCACCACGTCGAGCGTGTCCCCCGCGCTTGCCGCGGGTACGTGTAGCGTAGCGTACAGGCTCTGCCCGGCCGCCACAGCGCCAAGGTTCTGCGCTGCACTGGATCCGCTCACCGTGGCCGCTGCGGCAGTGTGCAGGATCGTAGCGCGCACCAGCTTGGAGTCGCTCGCCTCTGCGTCGAAGCTAAACTTCATGAGCTCACCAACGGCGCCGCCCGGATTGTACCCGGCCATGGCTGCCTTGAAAATATAGGCGAGGTCGCCAGCTGCGCCGCCATCCGCGCCGATGGTCACAGGCTCTGCCACGGCTGCGATACGGTCGAACAGGTACCCCTCGGACGTTGCCGGGTTGAAAAATCCCTCGCCGTTACAGGTCACACCTTTAAGGCCGCCGACCTTAACGCGGGTGTCGTCGCCTAGCGTCGTTTTATCCAGCATCTCGGCGGAGTAGTTGATAGCCACCGCGTTCATGTCGCCGGTAAGGTCCCGGCCGCCAAGGTATACTTTCGCATCTCTGATAACATTAACTGCCATAGCTTACTCCTCAAAAGACGCCATAAACTCTAGTATAACGCGATGCTTTTGTATATCCGCGTCATAATCCGTGTGCTCTGCCTCGTCCAGAATAGCCTGCACCACCACGCCGCCGGATGTCCCGCGATACCGCGACAGCGCCGCCCGGACCTGCTTGGCCACGGTCTGCGCCTCTTTAGCTGTGGTGCCGTACACGTTCACCTGCACCCGGGAAGTGGCCACGGTGGCGTTAGCGTTCATAGCCGGGTATCGGCGCGTACTGATACGCGTAAAGGCTACCTGCGGGTATGCCTCCGTCTGCGGGATAACCGCGTGCGAGATCCGCGTACCGACCAGATCCGTGAGCGCCGTAAAGCCGGACAGGCGGGCGTATATTGCCTGCTCGATCATACCTTGCTCTGCTTAACCGCGCGCACGATGCTGCGGGACATAGCTGCAGCCACGGCGCTAATAATGTCGGTAGGGTGCTCGTCGAACGCCGGCCGGAAAAACGGATGCGCTTTAGCCTTGGCCGTGCCGAACTCCACAAAG